TCGCCTCGCCACCCGAGAGCGGGACCATGGCAGTGTCCCTGCCTGGAGACCAGCCCGGCACCACACCGCCGGAGGCCATGCCACCCACCGTGTGGCCTCCGGTTGCGTGCATCGAGGGGTCGTTGGTGCCTCGGGTGTCCGGAGGCGTGATGTTGTTGGAGACCCCCTTCGGGATCTTGTACTTGAACCCGAAGATCTCAGCCAGGTCCTGCATGGTGGCGATCGCCTCGGCGCTGGTGGACCCCTTCAGGTCCTGGAAGCTCCTCAGCACCGCCTGAGCCTGGGTCTGGGCGTGCCCGGTCAGGTTCTTGGCAGCTCGGGTCAGGATCGACTCGAAGTTGCCGTCGATCTCCTTGCCAACGTTGGCCAGGTCCTCAGCTGAGCGCTGCATGGACAGCGCGTAGGCATCGGCCTGGCGACCCATCTGGGTGTCGAAGTCCTGGGCCTGCTGGTCCATCATCAGGTTGAAGTCCTTGCGCTGCCGGCCCAGGGCGCGCGTGAAGTCGTCGTGGCCGAGCCGGAGCTGACGCTGGAAGTCCTCCCGAGACCTGGTCAGCTGGAGCTCATGCTGGCGACGACGCTCGTTGGCATCCAGCGATGAGGGGTCGTCCATCAGCTGCCGAGCGGCACCGGTCCGCAGCGACCCAGCCACCGAGTTGAACTGCCGGATGATCCGCGGAGTGACCTCGGTCATGAACCGGGCCAACTGCTGCTGGTTGGCCGGGTCGGTGAACTTCAGCTGCTGGATCATGGAGTCGGTCGCACCCATGCTCCGAAGCCGGTTCAGGTCCCGTTCCTGGGTCCGCATCCGGGACAGCTGGTCGGCTGCGTTGCTCAGGATCTGGCTGGCCGAGCTGGTCCGCTGTACCTGCACCCGCTGGTAGATGTCGTAGACCGACAGGGCCATCTGCTTGGCCTGCACCTGGACGGAGTGCTCGTAGTCCGCCTCAGAGCGGCTGCGCTGCAGGTTGAAGTCGTAGTGCGCCCGTCGCACGCCGCGGTAGTAGTCGGCGGTGGCTCGGTTCTGGGAGAGGTGGAAGGAGTACTCGGCTCGGGATCGCTGGAGCTGAAAGTCCTGCTCCTGGTAGGACCGCTGCAGGTTGTAGTCGTCCTGCGCGCGAGACCGCTGGATCTCGTACTGGTCCTGCATCAGCAGCATCTGCTTGAAGTAGGACGCCTGGTCCACGAACCCCTGAGCAGTGGCCGTCTTCTGCTGCTCCAGCTGAGCCGCCTGCTCGGCGGTGCCGGGAGTGATCCCGCTCAGTGCGTTCAGCTGACCGATGGTGGCCTGGAACTGCTGAGCGCGACCCATCAGCGGCATCTGCATCTGGATGTTCTGCTGAGCCTTCTGCGAGACCGCCATCTGCAGCTCATACTGCCGGTCGTTCTCGTCCCCGATCTTGGCCTGAGCCTTCTCGCTGGACTCCATGATCTGCAGATCGGTCAGACCCTGCTTGTGCAGCTTGTCGAAGATCTCACTGGTGCCCTTGTAGAAGGCTCCGACGTCCTCCTGGAACCGGATCGAGCGCTGGGCGGCAGGAGAGTCCGCCATCGCCTGGCCAGCGGCTGTCGTGGCTGCCCTCTGCCCCGCAGACACCGTCTGCGCCGGCAGGATGATCTGGTTCAGCATCTGCTGGTACACGGGCCCGCCCTTCGTCCGAGCCGCTACCAGCTGGTCGTAGGTGATCCCGGCGGTGGCCAGCATCGAGTCGCCGCGCTCGCTCATGAACTGGGTCAGCTGGTTGGTCTGCTGAGCCTCGGTGCCTGAGACCTTGCGACCGAACTTCTTGGCGATGTCAGCCGCCGCGCCGCGCTTGTTGTCGAACTCCTTGACGGCCTCGTCGTACTTCTTCTGAGCCTCCTCGACGTCGGAGGAGCCGAAGAAGCCCTCGATGCTGTTCTTGGTGGCCTCGAAGTCCAGGAAGTTCCCCTTGGCCAGCGGGCTCTCGTACTTCGGAGCCTGCTTCCCGATCCCGATCGCGCCGAACCACTGGTTCATGTCCTCGTTGCTGCTCTTCAGGTCCGAGGAGAACTGGGTGAAGTTGGAGCCCCCATCCTTGATCGAGGAGTTCAGAGCGTCGAGGTTCTTCATCACGCTGTCGTTCTGCTGGGCCACATCCAGACCAGCTCCGACAGCAGCCCCCACTGCCGCACCCTCCGGGCCCATCATCGAGCCCATCGCGCCCAGCATCAGCATGTTGGACTGGACACCCATCCCGCTCAGCGCAGCGGTGGCACCCATCCCCATCACCGGCATCGCCGCCGGGGACCGGAAGAACATGCCAGCGCCAGCTCGACCAGCACCCAAGACCCCGCCGCCAGCACCTGCCGCGAACCCACCAGCAGCCTGGGCCAACCGCTTGAACCCAGTGGTGGTGTTGGTGGTCTCGCGGTTCAGGTTCGCAGCTGAGGCAGTCTGCTCCTTCATCGCCGTGGCTGAGGCCCGGGTGGCAGAGATCGCCTCCTGGTTGGCCCGGTGCATCTCCCGCTTGGCCTGCTCGGTCGCAGTGTCGTCAGGAGACGCAGCCAGCCTGGACTGGTAGACGGCTCCGGCCTGGCGAGCCCGCTCACGAGCGGCGTCAGCCTCAGCAGCCGTGTCCCTGACGTAGCCCGACATCCCCATCTCGGAGCGCTGGAACAACCGGCTGCGCTCGCGCTTGGTCGGGTCGGCGTACCGCATCTGGTCGAACTGCGGGGTCAGGAAGGTGTCGATCCCACGGCCCAGACCGCCGGCCAGGTAGGACAGCGCGCTGCGCGGTGGACCTGGGGTGTAGTTCGGGTCCAGCCAGGACCGTCCGGCCTGCCAGCCAGAGCGAGTAGACCCCAGAGCGCTGCCTAGCAGACTGCCGGCGGCCTGGCCACCGGTGTACTGAGCTCGCTGGAACCAGGTGCCTCCACGCTCCAGCTGCTCCCCGCGCACGCCCGCTGAACCAGAACCCAGAGGTCCGCCACCACGGAACCCCTCGCGGACGCCGTACGCCGCGCTGGACCGGAACAGAGTGAAGGCTGCCGCTACCTTCATCAGAGCCCCGGCGAAGAGCAGCAGCATCCCGGCCCCGGTGGCCAGTGGAGCCACCACGGTCATGATCAGGGCCACGAACTTGCCGAGGGGACCCTCGGCGATCTTGTTGGTGATCTCCAGGGCCTTGTTCATGCCCTGCAGGAACTTCTCCAGGGTCGGGCCGAAGTAGCCACCCATGGTCTCGGCCAGCTGTTGGAAGTTCTGGTTCAGCTTGGCGAGCTCGTCCGACATCCCACGGGTCGAGGCGGCTGCCCCTTCGGCAGCAGCACCCTTGGACGCTCCGCCCTGCACCAGGTTCATCGACTCCTGCAGACCGCCCTGCTGCAGCACCGCCTGGATCGCCCGGATCGAGCGGGGTCCGTCCAGACCCAGCCGGTTCAGCTCGGTGGCAGCGCCCTTGCCCCGACTCTGCAGGTTCTCCAGGATCGCAACGACCTGCTCGCCGCCAGACATCTCCTTGAACGCCTTCTGGGTGACCCCCAGCATGTTGGCGTAGTGAGCGATCTCCGGGGACCCGGTCTGCATCGAGTGCGCGATGTCGGTGGTGATCTTGGTGAAGACGTTGGCCGCTGGTCCGCTGTCCTGACCGGCCTTGGCGAAGGCGGTCGCGAAGCCGGCCATCTCCTTCGAGGTGATCCCGATCTGCCGCCCGGCCGGAGCCAGCTGAGCGGTGAAGTCGATCAGGCCCTGGGCCGAGGTGTTGGTCTGAGCCGCCAGGTAGGTGAACTGGTCGGCGTACTGCCGGGTGTTCTTGGAGTTGATCGGAGTGCCCATCACCCGCTGCAGGTTGGTCAGCGAGGAGGCCAGACCATCGGAGCTCTCACCGGTGGCATGAGACATGTCCACGAAGACCTTGCTCAGGTCCTGCAGGTCCCGGGTCTGCCGCATGCTGGTGACCTTGGACAGGGTCTCGACCAGCTTCGCGGCCTCGGTGGTGGTGGTTCCGTACTCGGTCCGCAGTCCCTTGACCGCCGCGGTGTAGTCCTTCATCACCGCGGTCTGCTGGGTGTTGGTCCGGGTCAGGATCGCGGACTGAGCCTGCAGCCGGGACATCTGCTTCTCGTAGCTCGACCAGGCCGCAGTGGCTGCAGTGATCGTCGCCACGTCGGCAGCGCTGATCCCGATCAGGGTCTTGCCGGCGGTCTTCGCCAGGTTGTTGATCTTGCGGCCGAGGTTGTCGACCGACATGCCCAGGGAGTCGGTGTTCCCAGCCGACGTGGTCATCGCCCGGTCGTACTGGGAGTTGTCGCTCGTCAGTACGACGTTGGCTTCAACCGGCTGAGCCGTCACGGCCTACTCCATCTTCAACGAGCGTCGGTTCTTGTTCTTGATGGCCATCTGAGCGGTCAGCTGTGGGGTGGTCGGGATCAGTTTGACATTGGTGCCCGGCAGTGACGAGCCCTGCGTGTCCCCGAAGACGGACTTCTGGTAGCAGCCCTGACAGAACTCATCGACAGCTGTGAACGCGAACTTGTTCTCCTCCCACTCCCATGGTGCGGTCCCGCACATCTGACACCGTGCCGAGGACTCCAGCGCGTACGCCAGGGTCTTCGCTCGGTCCTCGGCGTCCCACTTCAGCCACTTCGAGTGCGGGATCCCATGCTCGAAGCAGTAGGACATCTCTAGGTAGAAGTTGCGATCCTTCCTCAGCCGCTCACGTTGAAAGGGATGTCCAGCCCCCGGTTGTTGAGCTCGACAGCGTTCCGGAACAGCACCATCACGTCGCCACGGGACCAGTCCTCGGAGTCCCAGATCGCCTTGGCCTCAGCGGGGCTGATCTCGGGGTCCACCGAGCAGGCCGCGATCAACGCCGGCGCGAAGGTGTCGATGTCGAAGGAAGCACCCTCTGCTCGCTGCTCGGCCTTCGGCGGGTGCTTGGCCACCAGCCGGTCGTAGGCGCGCATCCCGATCGCCTGGTACTTCAGAGTGACCTCGTTCGAGCCGCCGTTCCCGTCGTTGAGGTACAGCGAGAACTCGGTCGTTGAGCGCGGCTTGTTGACGAGCTGGTCCAGCGTGGCGCGCTTGGACGCCTGAGACTGCTTCTGACGAGCCTCTGTGGTCTTGGCTGCTGTGGAGGTAGGCATCGGTTACTTCCTGGGCGGAGGGATGTAGTCGATCTGATGCTATCCCTCCGCCAGGGTGTACCTACGCAGCGACGATCGCGGCCTCGGCCGGCTCGACGTTGACCGAGCAGGACGCGGTGAACGTGAGCACCGTGTTGGAGCTCATGTTCGCCATCGTCCGCGACGTGATCATCACCGGCCAGACCTCGACCTCGTCGCCGGCGATCGGGAGGTTGTCCGTCCCGGTGCCGCCGAACCTGGCGATGATGAAGAAGCCTCGGGTACCACGCGGGAGGGTCTCCCAGGCGGTGTCCAAGTCGTCGTCTCGGTAGAAGTCCGCATCGAAGGTCGCAGCCGAGGTGCCAGCAGTACTGGTCTCGAAGAGCGAGTCGAACGACGGGGTCGGCACCGTGTTGCCTCGCGAGGAGGCGTTCAGGCTGATGCAGAATCCGGTCAGGTCGATCGCAGCTGCTACCTGCGCAGACGTCGGGGCCTCGATGTCACTGATCGTGGCAGTGGAGAACCCGATCCAGGTGTTCTCATTCGGGATGATCCGGGCCATCAGTCAGCCTTCCTCGTGGTCGTCTTCTTCGCTGCAGCAGCCTGCGTCTCCATGGGCTTCTTGCTCACCTCAGCAGCTTCTGCCTCACTACTCTCATCATCCGCAACCGTCCAGCCGTTGCGCTCCCACGCCTTGACCGACTCGCGGAGGACGAACCCCTCTTCGCCGTCCTTGGTGATCTTGATCTGCTTGGCTCGTGGCATGCCCTATCCCTTCGTGACCCAGACCTCGAACGAGTCTGCTTGTGTGAAGTAGTCCGGATAGGCAGACCCGATCCGGTTGGTGTTGCCGATCGACGTGCAGGTGACCTTCTGGATCCTCCACTTGCCCGTATCGGTGTCGATCGACTCCCTGACGATGTTGGTCAGGTTCATTCTCATCCGGTCAGCCAGCGCCTCCGTCTGCTTCCTGGAGATGCCGGCGTAGACCACCGAGTAGGCCAGACGCCACTCGGACTGGCTGTCCCCCATGGCCCCTGGCGGAGCCTGGAGGGTGGCTGCACCAGGTGACAGGGAGAGCCACGGGGTGAAGGTGGTCCCGGGCTCGTTCGGCTCTCCCTGCCATCCGAACGGGGCAGCTGGTGAGGCGTTATCGCCCACGGGGAAGCCCTCGGTCACCAGCTCGCCCAGCAGGCGAGTGGTGATCGGTCCTCGTGAGATGGAGCTAGGCACTACCTCGCACCGTCCTTCAGCACCTTGATGTTGGCCTCTGCTGCCATCGTCCCAAGGGAGTCCACCCATGCCTCAAACGCAGGGCGGACGAACGGCTGCGCCTTGGTGCCGGGGTGCCGCACCTTCTTGGTGTAGACGGTCCTGCCGTTCATCTTGAACACCAGGACGCCTCCTGGCGTCTTGGGACGGATGTCGTGCGGCTTGGTCCCGAACTCCACGTAGCCGCCGTACGGGGCGATGTTCTCGTCGGGACCGATGGTGACTCGGTTCGGGTCCACCTGGATCCGCAGCGAGGTGCGCAGCCTCCCGGTGTCGACCGGGACCCGGGACTCCATCTCCGCCAGGATCTGGTTCGCGCTCTGGACCAGCACCTGCTGGGTGGTGATCTGGGAATCCTGAGCGGTCTGCCGGAGTGCGTCCGCCAGCCTGGAGATGTCCGCCTGCCCGACCGCTCCCATCACATGATCCCGGTGACCTCGAACCGGCGCGTAGCCCGCAGCTCACCTGCCTTGGCCACGGTCTGGATCTCGTAGCGCTTCCCCACCATCTGCGAGTCCTGAGGAGCCGAGGTGATCGTCACCTCGTCGTAGCGCCCGATGATCTCCGGAGTGTCCCAGGGGATCGAGAGGTTGGTGGTCATCTGGTAGATGTCGGTGTCCCCGACCACCACCGAGCTGGCGTTGGCCACCTCCCAGATCCGGCACTTCCCCTCGTAGATCAGCTGAGCCAGGCCAGCTGCGGTGTAGACCAGGGTCTCCTCGTCGTAGGCCTCGGGCACCTCATGGCTGTGGATCTGGCAGGTGTACTCCATCACCGCGGTCGCCCGGTTCCGGACCCACTGCCGAGCGTAGGCAGAGATCGGTGAGCTGGTTGGAGTGACGCTCACGGCTCGACGATCTTCTCGTAGTCCGGGACGTTCTGGTTCCCGGTGATCGGGATGTCAGGCGGGTAGACCCCGCCGTAGTCCTGAGCACCTGCCTCCAGGTTGTCATGCATGCCCTTGCCGAAGGCGAACGGCTTGGTGTCTGGCTCCAGGGGCTCGTTGGGACTGATCCCACCTGCATCCGGGACAGTCCCAACGAGCTGCGCCTGGTACTGCTGGCGCAGGTTCGCAGCCAGCTGGCGGTACTGATCGCCCACAGGCCCGAGAGAGACGCTCACTCCATCAGCGGAGTAGGACGCCTCGCGTGCGTAACGCGCTGCGATGGTATCTGCTACCGACGCAGCGACGTACTCCAGGGAGTGGTAGAGCGGGAACCAGGTGTCGTAGGCCCACTGGATGTCCTCATCCGACACCTGCCACTCGTTCGCCCCGAACGGGTCGATGTCCTGCAGCAGGAACCGGACGGTGTCCTTGTCCGTGGTCCCAGCTCCGTCGTAGGTGTAGCTAGGCATCAGCGCGTCTTCTTCCTGGGCTGCTTCTCACTCAGGAGCTTGTAGCCTGCCGCGCCGCCTCCTCCCACCAGTGCAGTACCGGTGAGACCCGGGTGTCGCTGCATGAACCCACCGACACCGGTCAGACCAGCGCCAGCGCTGCGGCCCACTTCCTTGATCGAGATGTCCTTCTCGCCGAGTCGGTTCAGCTGTCCCTTGATCTGACTGGCCCGACTGGGTGCGCGTGCACCACGCGGAGGACGAGGTACACGAGCCTTGCTGATCTCGCCATGGTCGATGCCGAAGGCGCTCTCCATCAGTACCTCCGGCGGTTCGCGAGCATGCCTCCAGCAGCACCAGCGCCAGCTGCGCCAGCACCCAGCGCCAGGGGCTTCTTGTTCTTCATCCCGAACTGGCCGACCTTGCGAGCTGTCTGGCCAGCACCCATCGCGCGGCTTGCGCCCAGTCCGGCGGCCGGGCCCTGAACGCCCTTGGCACCCATCTGGAATGCGCTGTGCATGCTGCTGACCAGCGGCTTCATCGTGCCCATGCCAGGGGGCTTCAGACCCAGCTTCGAGAACTCCTCGGAGCCGTGGTCGATGCCGAATGCGCTCTCCATCACTCCTCCCCCAGGATGCCCTTGCGGCCTCGACCAGCACGCTCCATCGCCAGGACCTCGTCCCGCTGCTCCGGGTGCTCGTCCATGTACTCCAGGACCGCGACTACGTTGTGCTCAGCCGGGTCGTAGGTCTCCTCCAGAGACTCGGGAGGCTCCGGGTCAGGGTCAGCAGGAGGCTCTTCAGCAGAATCTTCAGCAGGAGCCAGGGCATCGGTTCCCTCTCCCTCCGGCTCCGGGGTGGTCTCGGGGTAGGTGAGCACGTCGAGGTCCACAGCCGTGTCCGGCTCAGTGGGCCAGACCAACTGCACCCGGTCCCGGTTCAGGTACTCCTCGGCCTCCTCGCGAGTCCGGATGTGGGTGTGCCAGTGCCGGGGCTTCAGATGGCCCTCTTCCAGGACCGGGAGCACGAACCGGGCCCGGACCAGGGTCTCGATGTTCCGCGCAGCCTCCTGCGGGAACTCCTGGCCCATCACGTACTCCTCACCGGCGTAGGTGAAGTTCTTGGCCGCGATGAAGGAGACCCCATCGTTCTTCAGCAGCTGAGGCATGTGTGCTCCTAACCAGAGACGGGCCGCGGGCCGAAACCCACAGCCCGTCTCAGAGTAGTTCTGACTACGCCACCGCGTTGGCCAAGAAGATGCCCATGTCCTTGGCGACCACGCGCATGTCGTAGGTCATCTCGCCCTCGATGCGGTCCGCAGCGATCGGCTCCATCCGGAAGTTCTTCATCCGGATCCCGTAGCTGTTGCCAGCCAGGTACCCGTTCCAGGTGAAGGTGTAGCCGCCGGCCGGGGTCATCAGGGACGGCGAGCTGGGGGTGTAGACCAGCAGCGCCGACTTCGAGTTGGACATGAAGCTGTACGTCGCGGCAGCGTCCTGCGCCTTGGCGTCGTTCAGCTCGGCCACACCGGTCACCGTCGCGTAGCTGACCAGGATCCGCTCGACGTCGAAGAGCGACGCGAGGAGATCGGTGGTCACCACACCACGCTGGGTGTACTTGATCCGGTCGATGATGTCCGGGTGGTTCTTCAGCTGGGTGATCGTGCGAGCTCCGAGGACCAGCGTGTTGGCCTTGCGGCCTGACTGCTCCACGAAGTTCGTCTGCAGGTCAGCGAACTGCACGATCGGGTCGGAGGCCGGGTCGCTCCACTGGAGGAACTGACCGGCACCCACGGTTCCGGACACACCGGTGAGGTCGGTACCCCACTGGCCGGTGGTGAAGAACTTCGCGTTCCAGTCCAGGTCCCGCCGGAGCAGGAGCTGGTTGGTCACGAAGGTGGTGGCGTCAGAGTCGAGCCTCCAGTTCGAGTCGGCGTTCGACCGGACCTGGTCGTCGATGTCCTTGTGGACACCCCAGACCTCGCAGAAGTACTGCCCCGTGTCGACCTTCCAACCGACTCCAGCCGTCTCGGTGCCCGGTGCGCGCTTCTGCGCGTCCGTGCGCCGCCAGTCGGACTTCGAGTACTTCCAGTACAGATCGGACTGCTTCTGCACCGGCACCCGCGGGAAGACCTTGTCCGCGATGAACTGGGCCTTGTCCTGCATGTAGGCGACGCTGACGTTGGTCAGCGGCACGTTGACGTGGAGATCGCTCTGAGTGGGGTTCGGCATGGCTTCTCTCCTCTCAGATCGTCAGGAGAACGTTGACGAGTTCTCCAGCGTTGGCGGTGGTGGACAGGGCGATACCGACGACTGCGGTGGCACCGGCACCAGTGGCCTGGCCGTCCGCACTCACCTGGACCTTGGTGCCCGCGGTGATCGGCACATCGCAGACCACCTTGGAGACGCCGGCGATGGCCACCGTGGCAGCCTGTCCGACTCCCTGCGGCTTGTTCTGCATCACTCCGATGCAGGGCCCCGTGCCGTCACCCAGACCAACCTGGTGGACCCCTGTCACCTTCACGAAGTGGTACTGCCGCCCTCCGTGAGGATCAGGGGAGCCGGGCTGACCCGGGACTCCCGTGTAGATGCCCAGGGACGAGTCCGCGTTCAGCGTGATCGACCGTAGGCTCTCTTCGTAGGCCATGAGCTACTTCCCTCCTACCGGTTCTGCTGCGAACGCAGGTACTCGTCGTAGGCGTCCGGATTCTGGTCGAACACCGTATTGATGGCTGAGACAGAGTCGAAGTTCTCCGACTTCCCGAACTGGTCGTAGGCGTGAGCCTCGACCTGGGAGTACACATCGGCGTTGTCGCCACCACCCGTGTAGCCCCGCTCCTCGAAGATGATCTCGCCGGCCGTCTCCAGGGCCTTGGCGATCACCGAGCAGTCCTCGAAGCTCATCGTCTCGGCCATCCGGTAGAGCACCGGACCGAGCTCGTCAGCAGGGATCGGGAGGTTGTACTCCTGGGCCTTGGAGATGTACTCCCGGGTCAGCCGCAGGTCGCGCTCGGCCTTGGCGATCTTGGTGGACTCGGCCTGAGCCTTCTCCAGCTCCTCGACCCGTCCGAGAGCCTTGGCGATGACCGCATCACGGTCGGAGTCGGAGAACGCCTTGGAGAGCTCCTCCATCACCGATGCGCTGAAGCTGCCGGCCTTCGGGGCCTGCTTCTCGAAGAAGGCACTCTTGCCCACTCCTGCGAGCTCGGGCACTGGCTGGTCCTCTTCCTTCTTCGCAGCCTCGTCCTCGACCTCGTTCTCGACGTACTCGTAGGCAGCGCCTGTGTCGTCGTACACGATGTCGCCGAACTCCAGCTGGTCCTCGTCGAGGGGCTGGCCCTCCTGGTTGTAGAGCTTGGGCATCTCTTCCTCCTCGGGAGCCCGCTTCGCGATGACGAACCGTGAGTGCTGGTTCGCGGCCTTGTCGACGGTGGAGATCTCGTCGATCTCCATGTCAGTCAGGTTGTTCTTCGGTCGTGGCATCTCATCTACCTCTAGTTCTCAGTCTCACGGTGCTGTCCATTCGGGTTGTCGCTGTGATCGACTCCGAACGCCGATGTCGTGTCGCGCTTGGCGTACGACTGCCAACCACCCTGCTTCTTCCGCTTGATGGCGGAGTGGGTCGCAGCAGCACCACCCACTGCAGCCAGACCGATCCCGGCCTTCCCCGCGTGCTTCAGCGCCTTGCCGGCCACATCCACATCGAGGGCCCGGAACGCCTTCCCGTGTCGGATCACGTTCCGGGTGAACTCCTTGCCGCCCTTCGACTTGACGGTCTCCTCGGCCGGGATCCGTGGCGCAGCGTCGATGGTCCGGATCTTCTTGCCCTCGTGCACCGCGTGCATCCCGTGGTGAGCGGCGTACGCACCACCCGCTCCAGACCCGACCAGTGCCGCCCCCTGGTAGGCACCAGCCCGCTTCTTCCGACTCTTCTCGGCGTCGAAGTTGCTGGCCGTGGGAGTCCAAGCCTTCTCGATCTCGGTTTCGATCTGCTCGTGCGTGAGCGGGCGACCCTCCTCGCCGTAGTAGCCCATCTCCATGCCCAGCTCCTTCTTCACCGGTACTGCCTGCTTCCGCCGTCTCGACTCTGCTGAGTAGATGCTCGCCTGGTTGAACCCGCCCACACCACCGATGCCACCGGAGACGATGCCGGACTTCAGCGCCGCGCTCTCCATGCCCTTGGGCGTGGCGTTCTTCAGGCCAGGGGCCTTCTGGATCGCCTTCAGCACCCCCGGCTTCTTCGCGGCCACAGCAGCAGCACCCGTCACCCCGAGGGCAGTCAGACCCATCGTGGACGTGGTCCGGCCGATCTTGGACTGCAGCTTCTGCCGCCGGCGCTGCTCGGCCTCACTCATCAGTCTGGCCATCAGTGCTCCACTCCGAACGCGCTCAGGTTCTTCTTCACGGTCTTCTTCCTGGTCAGCGCCAGCCCACCAGCTCCAGCGGCGGCAGCAACCAGGCCAGGTGCTCGGAGTCTGCCGACCGCCTTCCCGGTGCTCCGGTACACATCAGCGAAGTGTGCCTGCTGGATCGCTGCCCCACGCAGCTTGCCAGCCTCCTCCGCCACGTGGGTGGGTACGCCCTTGAAGGCCTTGGGGTTCCTCCGGATCTCGGTGTCAGCAGAGTGCAGGCTCTCCGTGGTGATCCCGCGCCTCGACTTCGGTCCAGCCATGCCTGGGACCAGCTTGTTCGCCTGGCCCACGTTGTGAGCTGCCGCTGCCGACCACTTCTTGTCCTGGTGTTCCAGCAGCTTCGCGCCACCGTGACCGATCCCGGCAGTGGCAGCTCCGGTCCCCAGTAGTGCACCGCTGTAGCTCTTCTCCCTGCGGTCGGCCTTGGTCACCTTCTCCCGAGCACGATGCACGCCGTACGCCGTGATCGCTGCACCACCAGCCATCGCTGCACCAGCGACCTTCTTGCCGCCCTTCAGGTGCCGCAGCACCACCTCTTCAGGAGCGATCTTGCCCTCGGTGCGACCACGGAAGAACGCCTCGTGCGAGTCCTTGGCCGGGCCCTTCCAGGCGTTCTCGGTGGCCTTCTGCTTGAACCCGTAGATGCCTCCCGCGTGCGCGTTGTGCCGGAACCCGAGGATCCCGCCGTGGAACGCCTTGGCAGCTCCAGGGTGGGTGACCAGCGCCTTGGCCGACTCCTTCGGTCCCTTCTGTCCCAGCTTCAGGTCGACGAAGGGCTTGACCTTGGGCTTCGCTCCAGGGACTCCACCAGCCGCCAGTCCGGTGCCCGCAGTGACCGCTCCACCAGCAGCGATCGCTGAACCGGACGCCGCGTGGTCCTTCTGTCTAGGCATGATCGACTCCGAACGCCGAGATGGTCGCGGACTTCTTCACCTTGTGGTGACCGACCCCGGCCCCGATCGCCCCGGCTCCGATCACGGCAGCCGCCACTGCCGGCTTCTTGTTCAGAGCCACACCCAGCTTCCGAGCACGGTAGGACGGAATGCCCTTCGGGAAGTTCTCGTCGAACATCTTGGCCTTGGTCCGCACGTCTCCGTGCACCGTGCGCTTGTACTTGTTCAGGGCCGGCTTGTGCGGGCCCTCGTGGTACGGACCGTAGTTGCCCTTGGTGGTCAGCGGCTTGAACTGACGCTCCGCGGTCGCCTTGGTCCCGTAGTCCGCACCCACTCGCGCGAAGTGCCCAGTGCCAGCACCGATGGCTGCACCAGCGGCGGTCTCCTTCTTCCGGTCGTCGGCCTTGGAGACCTTCTTCCGGTCCACGACCAGAGCTCCTGCTCCGGCCCCGATCCCACCAGCGGCCAGCGCGTTGCCCGGGTTGTTGATCGCGGCGTTCAGCATCCAACGCGGCTTGGTCACCTTGTCCCGGAGCAGGGGAGCCTTCACGTACTGGCCGCGACCGACCTTCGGGCGGTCCTTGTGCGTCTTCCGCTTGCCCTGCACCGCGCGCTGACCAGCCGGCTGCGACTTCGGTCTGAACGCTCTAGCGACCGGCTTGGTGATCACTCCGGGCGCTGCCATCAGCTCGCCGGCGTCCGCTTGCCGTGACCGTGGATGGAGAACCCGGTCCGCTTGCCGTCCCTGATGTCACTCCATACCTGCTGGTCCTGGACCTGGAACCCGACCCACCAGCCAGTGGGTACCGAGTCCGGGAGGCCCATCGCATCGCGCTTCTCCGGAGTCACGATGAAGCTCTCGATCATCTCCGACTTCTGGATCGGCTCCCAGTTGTCCCGCAGGTGCATGTCCCCACCCTTGCGGGACTTCATCACGTAGGAGTAGCCGGCCTTCTCCATCTCGTCGGCGGAGATGTAGTCGCCCTGCAGATCCACCACCGGCTGCCCGTCGACCTCGACCACGCTGGCCCAGCCGAACACCTGCTGCTTGTCGGCATCGGCCTTGGCGAAGTCACCCTCCCAGACCACGTCGATCTCGGTGTCGGCCTTCTCCACCTCGTTGGTGGTGGTCACCTTGTCCGGGAGCCTCTTCAGCACCCCGGCACCCTTCTTGGTGTACTCCATGCCCTTCTTCCGAGCCTTCGGGCTGGTGACCACGGCGCGAGTGATGGACCCCTTGGTCGGCGGCTCCTTGACGTTGTTCAGGATGTCGCC